GCCGGGGCCGACAACCAGGATCTCTACGGGCCGGGCAGCTTCCTGGGCAGTCCGGGCAGCCCCGGCTATTCGCCGAACATGATCCCCAGCACCGAACTTCGCCCGTCCACGGCTCCGTCGGGCACGCTGGTCGCCCCGCCGCGATCGCTGATGGATGGCGGCTTCGGGGAGGCGATGGGCTTGGAGCCACCCGCGTCGACCTCGCCCCAGCCCTTCCAGGCCTCGGTGCTGGGCATCATCCGCCAGGCCTACGGCGAGGTGGAGGCACCGGAGTCCGTGGATACCTTGCGCCAGGAGGAGCCTGGATCCGAGGAGGACTTCCACTCCTACGTGGAGACCCCCGCCGAGCTGCGCGACCCCAACCTTGACCGGACCCAGCAACTGGACCGGGAGCAAGAGGCGGAAGGCCTGGATCAGGGCCGGAACGTCGAGAATGTGGAGGGCTGGGAAGCCCCGGACCACGCCATGAATGAGCAGCGGATGCAACAGCAGCCGTCTCTGCGGCCCGAGGACGAGTTCCTCATGGCCATGCTCTCTTACCCCACCCCTGTGAATGCGGGTGGTTCCAGGATGAATGAAGGAAGGACTAGGGAGGACAACACCATGGGACGTAGCCGGAACAGCCTGGCCTCGCGTGGCAAGGTCGCCACCGCCGGTCGGCAGACCCATCGCAAGCAGGCTGAGGGGCCGCTGACCGATGGTGGAGATCACAGTGTCGACGGCCAGTCCGTCCGCGAACCGAGCGAGGACGAGTTCCTCACCCAGACCCCCACGGAGGAAGCGGTCGAGACCGCCGCCGACGGCCCCATCAGCAACACCGAGAACAACCTGGTGGCGCGGATGAAGCACACCCAGCAGCAGCTGCTGCGCGATGCCGCTCGGTATCAGCAGATGCAGGCCGACAAGCGCCAGGCCGGAGAAGACCCCGCTGTCCCCGGTGCGGCAGCGGCTTCCGGTGCGGTGTCCCTCCCCGGCGGCGCACAGCCAAACGTCGACCTCGGTCACGGCGAGCCCGCCAACTACGGCACCTACCCCGAGGTGCTCAGCAACAAGCGCACAGCGGCCATCGCTCAAAAGATCGCGTGGATGAAGCAGCGCTTGGGGCGCGAGCTCACCGCCGAGGAAGCCGCCACGGTGGCCACTTCGGTGCCGGAGACCGCCGACGTCGTCAACCCGCCCCTGTCGGGCACCGACGACCAGAGCCTCCGGGGCAGCGACTTCCAGCCCGCCGATCCCAACTCCGGTGTGCGCGAGACCCAGCCCCAGGACTCCAAGCAGTCCTCCCGGGTGTGGGCGGCATTCGACCACTACCTGCAGAAGCAGACCGGTAAGACCGCGCGCCAGCACGGCTTCCAGCGTCAGGCCGCCGTCCTGCGAGAGGCCAAGCGTTTCGCCCAGGCGAACCGCTTCGACCCCGAGGCGTACTTCCCGCACCTGGGAAATGTGCTCTCCCAGATCCAAAAGGATGAGAACCACCGGAGGGCCAACATGAACCGTCGTCACGCCGACACCTCGCTGGATGTTGCAGCGCCGGGTGGACGCATCGACGTGGAGGCCCCGACCTCGAACACCACCGACGCAGAGGCTCAGGCGTCGCAGTTCGCGATCGATGAGTTCGGACGTAATGCCGGAGACGGCATCTCCGACCCCGACCTGTCCACCGATTACGTGACGTGGGCACCGGGCGAGGGAAAGAAGGAGGGCGGCTTCAAGCGCGCCTCCACCGCAGACGCCGTACGTGCGGCGGATCTGTTCGTGGAGGCGGGTCTGCGCGCCCCAGAAGACCGGTACAACCTGATCGCCCAGCATGAGGTCATGCGGGCGGGCCAGGTCGCCGATCGGATCGCGATGTGCGAGGGATTCATCGCGGTCCGGCAACACGATATGCAGCGTTCTGCATCTCGACAGCGCTTGGCTGCCAGCGGTGTTACTCGCGGGTCGGCGCGGCAGGTGCCTCCGGGCTTCGGTAACGGGCGAGTGGCCCGGACCGCAGGTCGGCACACCTCTGCTCTGGAAGACCAGAGCACTGACGGCCTGCTCTTCATGTAAGCCGTTGGCCCCCAACCAAACCCGTTTGAGTATTCCCTGAAAGGAGGGAGACACCAATGTTCTATGTAACCCCGGACAATCCGGGCCAGAAGCGGACCATCCGCGAGATCTACTCGCGGACCCAGGCCACCCCGTGGGCGTGCAAGCTCGACCCCGCGTGGGACAAGTCCAAGGACATCTTCCCCGGCTCGGTCATGGCCCGCACCACCCGCGAACAGGTCACCCTGTTCACCGGTGCCACCAACCAGACCCCGATCGGGCTGTCCGCCCTGTGGCTCGCGCCGCAGTACGGCATCGATGAGTGCACCGCGACCGGCACCAACGAGTTCGCGGTCTGGCTCTTCGACGCCCAGGGCTTCTTCGAGATCCTGGCCCCCGCGTTCGACACCACGGCCAACTGGACGCTGCTGACTGACGGCTCACGCCAGATGCTCACCGGCAACGCCAACGGCCAGCTGACCCCCGCCGGGGTCAACCACGCCAACGTGATCGCCGAGCTCATGGACGTCACCGGCACCGACAAGATCCTCATCCGTGGTAACCGTCTCGACCTGGCTACCACCGTGACCGTGGCGGGAGGTGCCTAAGTCATGACCACAGCACTGCCAGTAGCAGTCAACTCCGGCCTGGGACGGTTCTCCCGCTCCTCGGAGGACTACGCAGCCGAGATCGTCGCCAGCCAGCAGCGCATGGGCGGACGGGTCCTCTCGGCGGTGGAGAAGCAGGCCAAGCTCGCTCACATCCTGAGCGACAAGGTCGGCGGCATCCAGCGCCTGGGCCAGTCCATGATCGGCCCGATCCAGCTGCAGCTGCGGTACCAGGGCATCCTGCGTAACGTCCTGCTGGAAGACACCCTGACCCCAGGCGTGCCGATCCAGTACGACGTGCTGGACGACCTGGGCCAGGCCTACCAGATGCACGGCACCGAGGGCGAAGTGAAGATCACTCCGTTCGAGGGCAAGCGCATGGAGGTCGCGCTCTTCCGCATCGCTTCGTTCCCGCAGATCAAGAAGGAAGATCTGTACTACCTGCGCTCCAATATCGTGGAGTACACGCAGGACATGACGAAGCAGGCCATCATGCGGGCCGAGGACACGCGCCTCATCACCCTCATCGAGGCCGCAGCGGTGGACTACCGCGCAGTCGACGCGACGGCGAACCCGTCGACCGGCTCGCTGCCCAACGAGATCACCATCGCCGGACAGCACCTGATGCCCGACGATCTCTACACCGCCGTCACCTACACCGACCAGCGCCAGCTGGATTCGTCTCGCCTCCTGTGCAACCCGCAGGAGTACCGGGACTTCTACCGGTGGGACATCCAGACCACGGGCTGGGCGTTCAAGGACTCGGTGGTCGCGGGCGAGCGCATCGTCCAGTTCGGCGAGTTCCAGATCGGCAAGTCGATCATCATCCCGCGTGGCACGGTGTACCTGACCCCGGACCCCAACTTCCTGGGCGTCTTCCCGGTCATGTACTCGCTGGACGTCGAGGAAAACCCCATGGTGGAGCGCTTCCACAAGGGCTGGGTCATGGATGAGTTGGTCGGAATGGCGATCCTTAACCCGAGGGGCATCGTCATCCTTAGGAAGTCCTGATAACCGTAGACCCATACGGTATCTCTTCCTGAAGCTACAGGCAGGGGCCCTCTTCCGCAAGGGAGGGGGCCTTTGTCGCGTCATGGGGTATCCTTATGTTGTGAGCGAATGTGTGCAGTGTGGGAAAGAGTTCGAGCAGCCCAACAAGTACCGCGAGAGCAAGACCTGTTCTCGCGAATGTCGCTATGCGCTGTCTGCACGAAGCAATCGCCAGACCCAAGGCGCGCAGTACCTTGATCGGGAATGCCCTCAGTGCGGCAAGGCATTCGACGGCAAGACCACGCACTGTTCGCGCGAGTGTTCGAACAAGGCGCGCTCAGGCGACAAGCATCCGGCAGTGCTTGCCGCTCAAGAAGGTCGCAACAGGCCATGCAAGGTCTGCGGTGAGCCCACCCAACACAGTCAGCGCGATACTTGCCCGGATCACCGGCGTGGTTGGCAGAAACAGG